AAAGAAATCTTAAAATATACTTTATGATATTTCCTTCTACAAATCCAATATTATTTTTGATGATAAATTCTACTGGTTGGATTTTGTAATTCTTGTAATGGCTTCCACCAACTTGCTTTTTAAATGACTTCATAAACTGTTCTTCCATTAGCTTTGTATGCTCTTAAATACATCTTCCGGTTATTATTGCAATAACTGATATGAACCCACCCTGAGTTAATTTTATCTTTTTCCCAGAACTCTAATATGACTTGATCGTATTCTAAATTATTAACTACCCAATCTGCAAGTTCTTTATTAGGCACTCCTAAGACTTCGCAATCAACTGCCATACCAAGACAATGCTGACTCTTAATTGATGAACCTATTTTAAGACAAAGTTCCGGTGATCTATAACCTGAAGTTATTTTTATATCTCCAAAATGATTTACAATAGGATTAATAACTTCTTGGATTAATGTTTGTAGATTAATTAAAATTTCATCTGTTGGAGTATTATCTATTCCAAGTCTTGTAGCTGTTTCTGAAAACAGTAATTCTTTTAAACTAACTTGCCTATCCATTTGCCTTCTTTGTTAAGTACCATTGGCATTAGTCTTGGAGTAGAATCTACGATCATTCCACAACCCATTATAAATTTTGTTTTAAAGTTTTTAGAATATTGAAATGCCATATTTGTTTGTTGAATTAAACAACCAACTTGCATAGCAAAGAATAGTGCATCAGGATTAGCCCAGTATTCTATTTTAAATTTAGAATGGAAGTGTCCCTGAACACAACTCATTCCGTTGATCTGAGATACTTTAGTTACATCAGCAGATATTCCATGAGTAAAGAAACATCTTTGTTTATTAGGTAAGGTAAGAGTTAAATTATCTACCCAGTTCCATTTTTTAACATTTAAGAACTCGTTGTATTCTTTTAGATAACCTCTAGGTATTCCTGATTTAATTGCTCTACGATAAACTAAGCTAGAATGATTTGAGTCTAACAAAGTCATTTCAGGAAATATTGATTCTAATTCTTTTATAAAATCTTTTGCTCTTACAAGTTCATGTCCAGCAGAAGCTAGATCAGGGTTATGATCGTGGAATGATAATGCGTGGCAATCAATCTCATCACCTATGTTTACAATAGTATCTGGTTTGTATTCTTTTTTAATTTCTTTTAGGAACTCAAATGAATCTTCTCTATGATATGGAATGTGTAAATCTGATATGACTAAGATTCTTTTATTCATAACTAACTGTTAGTTGTATTCGGCTTTTTAAGCAATAGTTACTTAGCCAAAAATATTGTGATTAAAGCTAACGATAAAGCACCAAGCCCACAAAGTATAGACCAGAATAAAGATTCTACTTTTTTCTCCAGCTTATAAACCGAACAACCTAGTATTTTAATTTCTCTTTTAATTCCTGTGATATGCCCTTTAAATGTAAGAGATTGAATCTCGTCTGTATTCTTTTTTGTCATTGTCTTTATCAGTACACTTACAAGACTTCAAAAGACAACAACTGCCATCAGCTAATCTATAAATGCACATTAAATATTGTGCAGTCCTTTTATCAGACAATTAAGTTTAGATAAAGTCTATTTATTAAAAGTTTTTTGTATGTCCGAATAGAAGTCTTTATAAAACTTTTGAACATCTTTTAAGTATGCTTCGTAGTTTTGTTTTATTTCTTCGTATGTCGGTAGTTTAAATGTGAACATTTTTTTCTCCGTTAGTTAGAGAAGTAATATATATTGCGTTGCAACATATTTCAAGACTACTTAATGTTAAAATGTATTTTAATTGATTCAATAATATATTTGGCAATCTCATACTTCCATTCCAAATATAATCCAAGAACTGTGCCTAAAAAGAACCAGATCATCTTGCAGTAGTTGGTATGCCTTTAGAACTTACAAAAGGGTTTTCAGCAAATGCCATGTAGATATATGTTGCGGCAGAAGTATTCATTTGTGCATCAGCAGTTCTCATTTTAAAACCATTACTCAAATAATCTATTGGTCTGCTATCAGTTGCTTCAACATTAGTATTATTTGGAAATAATCTTGCATTTACTGCATTAAATGTACTTCTTTTATTATCTGTTAATATCCAAGATTCACCTGATGCACTACTTTGTTTCATAAGAACCATAGCAGGTTTAAATCCTGTATAAACAAATGTTCCATCAGTTGAACCATTACCTGTGTATGAACCAAATTTACTAAATCCTTTTACTTCAGCAAAGCAGTAGGCGATGTAAGTTGCTGTACTTGTGTTTACAGTAGCACCAGTTCCAACTGTAAATAATGTTGATGTTGGAGAAGTATTATTCCAAAAAATAGCACTTACGGTTGGTACGGCAGTATCAAATGCCATACCTTGTGTATTGCCTAATGAAGCATGATAAATTCTCCAAGCATTTCCTGCACTTCTACATTTGACGATCATCATTTTTGGAACTACACCTAAACCATGACCAATAGTAGCACCACCTGTTCCATTACCAGTATAACTTACAATACTAAATCCACTTGTTGTATTAGCTGATACTGTGCTTGTTATAGTTCCTGATGTGTTTGATACTGATGAACTATCTGAACCTCTCCAGTTCCACGCCACATAAGTTGAAGCACTACCATTTACGTGTAAAATACTACTAGATCCAGTAGCTACTGTAAAACCATCTGAATCAAATGAATTTATTACTCCGAAATTTGGTTGTTGTGCTGAAGTACTATCTGTCATTAAATAATTACTACCACCAGTAACAGAATTAAATAGACTATTAGAGTAAGTATCTGAACGAGATTTAACCCAAACAAAATCTGGGCTGAATCCTACACCAGTTAAACTTCTTGGAGAAGAACCATTACCAGTATAAAGAACTGTATTAAAATAACTAGAACCTTTATCTATTGTTGTGTATGCCATAAGTTATCCGAAGTTTGCTAAATTTTTAGTACATAACGCATAATACCCACTTGGTACTGCGTATTCAAAGTTACCGAATCCTGCACCATCTGTGTTTCCTGATGCGATAGTAAATGATGGGTTGCCAAAGTTAATTTCCATTGTTGTAGAAGTAGAACTAGAATATACCACAGAAGCAGTTATATAATCACCAACACTATATACACTTGATAAAGATAAAGCACCTTGTGAAGTTCCATTTTTATAAAATGTAACTGATCTTGCATCAATATCAATGGCAGTACCAACTATATCATTAGTAGTTAATGAAGCACCATAAGCTTGGTCAGTACCATTTACTTCTACAACACCAGTTAATCTATAAGTTGCAGATCCATTTACTTGCAAACTAGTAGCAGGTAAACTAGATATTCCAGCTACTCTTGCATTTGCAGTAGCAGTAGATATTATTTTAGATTCCCAATACCATTTACCAGTATTTACAGCTATTGTTCCTATACTTCCACCAGTAGTTCCAGTAGCTAATCTTAAATTTCCTTCTGTAAAAGTTTGGTTTCCTAAAGCAAATAAAGGATTCCATGTAGCAAAGTTATTAGTAGGAGTATCAGTAGTCTGGTCAATAGAAGTTAGATTGTTTACTGTCCAAGTGTTTCCGTTTCCTGAAGAATCTGTACCAAGAGATGCTGAGTTTAAAAACTTTAAGAAGAATCCGTTTGTACCATAAGAACCTGAGTATGATTTTGGAATCCATATTCCTGATAATGTATCTGTTTCACCAAATGATGATGGTGTTAATGCTTGACCATCTATAAAATTTACTTCTGAAATATAACCAGAAAAATGATTAGATAAAGACACTCCTAATCTTGCTGAATATGCTGTACTATTAAAATAAGTATCATAATTTAAAGTAAAATCATTTGATGTAGTAAATGCTGTTATTTCACTACCATTTATATAAACTTTTAATCTATTTGAAGCAGTTGCCTGAGTAGTATCTATTGCAACAACTAAATGATACCAAGCAGAAACATCTCTAAAGAGTTGAGTAGTTGTTCTTAAATTAGTGTTAACACCAGCTATTGAATTTGCAATTTGCAATTCATCTGTGCTTCCAAATTGCATATTAAATCTATTAGAAGAAGTTCCGTCTCCAGCACCAGCTATTGAATTTGTACCTAAAGTGCTTCTTTTAAACCAGAAACTAAGTGTAAAAGTTCTTCTGTTTGTTGTAGATGCAGGAGTTCTGCTTAAAAAATCTGTACTTGCAGTATTAAATCTTAATGAGTTTGCTACGTTGTAGCCACTTACAGAATTAGCACCTAATATTAAAGGCATTTAGATTACCTCTTTAGGATATTCTGCTAATGGTCTAGTGTAGATTGGAGATTGTTCTGTGCCTGTATTTGTATATTCATACAATGCCTTCAGTTGTTCCACAGTAGTACAAGCATTTATTTGTGTTTCTTGTTGATTGCTTACTATTCTTACTTCAGTTCTAAAATCTTGAATCTCTTGTGGTATAGCTGTTCCTGTGTCAGATTTTCTAGTTACATACCAGTCGCTAGAGTTTAGTAGTCCAGCAGTTTGTTGTTTAGATATAGAAATCTTTTGAGATTTTAAACCTTTAGTAATTGTTTCATCTTCATTAGTAATATCTTCTAATTGTTTAGGAGTTGCAGTTCCCCATTTTCTAATTGCTTTACCATTTTTAAATTCAAATATTTCATTAGTATTAATGTAATAAGATTCATCTTTAAACTTAGAAGAATCTGTTTCAATTTCATAAATTCCGATTGCTTGTTTTTCTTCAGTTGTCCAAAGAGTAAATACTTGTGCAGGATATTGATTATCGTTTAAAGTAAAAGGTTCTGGGTTTGCAAATACTTTTACTATTTCGTTATTAACTACAAGTGCGTACATATTAAGTTATGCTAAGGTTGAGGTTTCTACCTACTTCATGCCATACAGTTCCATTATATCTAAATACAAATAAATCAGCTTTAGATACAGTTGTAGTTAGTATTGGTGCAGTATCGCCAGTAAATTCATAAGCTGAGTTCCAAGTTAAAGTTCTTGAACCAGTAGCATCTTGAATTACAGCAATAGAAATAAATTGTCCAGTAGCCCCATTTGTAGGTGCAGATAATGTTCTGTTTCCACCTAAAGTTAATTTACAAACTGGTGCTGTTGATGCGTCCCAAGTTACAGTAGTACCATCTGTAAGTGTAGCTTCTGGGAAGTATGCACCATCATTAAGTTTAATTAATCCTGTTCCTTTTGTAGTTATGCTTAATCCGATATTTGTATCATCACCTGTTACTGATAAATCTGGCGAGTTTCCAGTAGCTGAGTTTGTAAAAGATATTTCATTTACTGCTGATGCTGTCTTTACGAACTTAATATATTCATTTCCTGAATCATCTGCGATTGCTTTAGCAGTTGGTAATCTGATGTCTTGTGTAGAATTAATTGAAGAATCTGTAAGTGTTAAAACTGTTCCTGTTGCAGTTGTTGATAGACCAGTAATTGATACTGTTGAATCTAACCAGTTTACTGTGTTACCTACATGGTCAATAGTTGCTAAAGATATGTCATCAGCACCATCATAATATTTTAAAGTAGGTGCAGTAGAAGTTGTTGTATCTAACCAAAGAGAATTTGCGACAGCAGAAGCTGGTCTTGATGTTCCTGAGTTTAATGTATTGATTGCCGAAAGTACGTTGTTTAAATCTGTTCTAAATGCAGAGAAACCCTGATTTGCTATGTTATAGTCTGAATGTTGTGCCATATTCTATCTAATATATTAATCAATAACCTTTTGCAAGGAAGTCAAAATTTTTACTTATTGCAGTCCCACCACTATTTCTAAAAGTTATACCAAAACTTGAAATTGTTTTACTTGTTATTTCGTAAAAATTTCCCGTTCCTAAACTTTGAGCAGTAATTCCAACAGCATAGTTAGCAGAATAAAATGGATTTGTAAATGTTACTGTGTATGTTCCAGCACCTGAAGTTAAATCATTTCCACTAAATATTCTATCTGGTGCATCAATACTTACAGATAAAGCACTAATAACTGGAGTAGAACTTAAATCAAATGAACTAAGGGTTAATCTAAATTTATAATACCTTGCTGTGTAATCTCCAACAACGAAGTTTCTAAATGATGTGTATGTGATGTTATCATCAGATAAAGCAATCTCTAAATGTGCATTACAATTAGCAGGGGTATCTCCGTCAAAGTTAGAACCTGCATCATCAAAATTTCCAGTTCTCGCATCAAACAAATCATCTAAGTTATCAGAACTTTGTGTAATAGATGCAGTTACTCTTGTTGTATAAACTCCACCTATATCTACTGGGTTTGCAAATAAATAAGTTCCTTCAGAATATAAATCAAAAGCAGTTAAACCAGAATCAAAAAATCCAGTTGCATCATCAAAGTTTCCGATTGCACTATCAAAGAGTTCAGAAGAATCTAATCTTAAATTATCATCATCATCAAGAAATACATTAGTTTTAGTTCCTAAAAATGTAGGAGATTCAGTTTGTGTTGCGACCCCTTCCTTCCTT